AATTGGACCATTTATGATTATCCCAAATGTTGGACTTAACGAATGGGGTCATACATTCTGGTTCATGGAAGAATTGTTCGTTGCTCCTCTTCATTGGGGCTTCGTGTTCTTCGGCTGGATGGCACTGGGTGTCTTTGGTGTAGTCCTGCAGATCCTTGGAAGAGTTCATGCTCTTCTTGGTAAGGAAGGCGCTGCTCTCCTTACTCGTTAAAAAAGTTTGGGGGAGGGTATTGACTTCTCCCCCATTCAACCTTATATTATTATTAGACGCCGAAAGGGTCACTAAAATCTATCTCGCTGAAAAGGAGAAACATATGACTGATTATCTGTTTGATACTAAAAATATGAATAAGTACCTGGTAGGATTTGATAAAGTTTTTGATACTCTTAATAATGTGAATAGTAACTATGTGAAAGCGGCTCAAGCATGGCCGTTCTATAATATTGTAAAGGTCGATAAGGACAAATACAGAGTAGATCTTGCAGTAGCAGGTTTTGGTAAGAACGAGATTGATATCGAGTTAGCCAATAATACTCTGGTTGTAAAAGGAACAACCCATTCAGAAGAACCCGCTGTTAATCCAGTTGAGTACCTATTCAAAGGTATTTCAGACAGATCATTCACTCGTTCGTTCACGTTAGCGGATCATGTAGAAGTGAAGAATGCAGAGCTCATCAATGGTGTTCTAAGAATTTGGCTTGAACATCTGCTTCCCCCTGAGAAGCAATCTAAAAAGATCAATATCGAATAACGATCGGGGGCTTCATGCCCCCTTTTTCTTGCAAGCTCTTAGGTGCTGAGTATAGTTACCTTTGCTTTGAATAGATCTTCCACAAAGTTCACATTCAAAAACTTCTAATTTTTGTTTATAAGATGGATTATCGCTGATCCATAAATGCGTTCCGTTTTTAGAAGCAACGGTTGATGGATTTTGCTCTGTGCAGAATATATTTTTTCCTTGTTCTATCTGCTTGTATACTGGGTTATCGCATACGAATAAATGTTCTCCAGATTCTATTCTTTTATTTTGAAAATTTGATATTAGTCCTTTAAACTCTTTTGTCTGAGAAAAATGCGTTCCGTTAGCAGATCTTTCTAAATTCATTTTTCTTGTATTTTCAGAAAGAGTCTTTTTTCCTATATCTGATTGAGACCATAAAGACTTTTCCGCCGCTCTTTTCAATCCATTAATTCTTGCTACTTCTGCTCTTTCTTCTGGCGATACTGATATATGACCTGTCACTATCATCGCCCAACAAGCACCAGAGTCTCCTTGTTCTCTATGGATTCTGTAATGCTCTATGGCTGTTAAGACTGTCAGATTAGAAGGATGATTGTTTTCGTGATTGCCGTCGATATGGTGAACGTGATACCCTTTAGGTATCTTTTGGTTATTTGCTTGTTCCCAGATCTTACGATAGTTCTTAGATGTTCGTTTATAAATAGACATGCTGTATCTCCTTGATAGATATAGAGTGGTTGGAGCGTCGGAACTCGTGAACCACATTCTATTTATTAAGGAAATAACATGTTTTGTCCTTTTTGTGGTAAAAAATTTGAAAAAAGACTTGACTTTTATAACCATATGATATATAATGAAGGTTATAACGAGAGCATAACGAATCGTATGTTCGCGTTAGGACTACTTGACGAAGTAGACGTTGAAGAACTAAACAACATGTTGGAGAAAATAAATGGTAAATGAAGACTATCTACCCATTCTGGAGACTATAAGTTCTGGAGGGGTTCAGTGTAAAATGGCAGAAGCCGATAAGGTGGGCAAAAAACTGGTAAAATCTCTGGTCAAAGAGAATGGAGATAACAAAAAAGATTACAAATATGCGCTAATGGAAATAAAGCTGGATGGTAAAAAATATCTTACTAGTCTATGTAAAACTCCTGGCGGCGGATATCTTACCTTAAGATATACCGATCTCGAAACAAAAAAGACTTTTATTCCTAATAAGATTTTCATGAACTGTCATAATTTAGAGACAGGTGAAATTGAACTTTTAGAAATATTTGGGTTCACAAAGGATAAAGTCCCAGAAGACGCTGTGTCTCTCGGAAAAGTAAACATCGGAGAATCGGCATGAAATTTCCTGAACCTCAAAGCCTCGCAGACTTTATGGAGAATCAAGGTAGATTCTCAGTAGAGCCTCTAATCATAAACCAAACCATTGACAACAAGACATGGGTGCATCCATATATCAAAAAGATTATCAACGAAAATAACTTAGATACGTTTGATGGCAGTGATGTATATTTTGGTCAGCTGGTTAGATTTGTCATTGAAGACAATGGTAATACGTTATCCGTTGTTGCAGTTATGCCTAACGAAAAATCATATAACGAAACTATTTCGATCTTTGCTAGAGAAACTGAAGATAAAGAAGACGTCGCGAAATATATTCTCGATTCTCTTCAGACTGCTCTTTTTGAAGATTGCTGGGGTCCAAAGGAACAATTCTACTTTAGTGAGTATGGATACACCGTAAATGAAAATTTCGGGTATGATAGTAAATTGGTATCTTTGACTTTTGACGCTGGTCTTTATAAAGAAGGTAGAACTTGGAAGGTAGATATTAAGTAACTAAATATGGGGAGGACTTGTTCCTCCCCTTTTCACTACGAGGTGTAACATGCAATTTGAGATCACTCCAGACCTATTACGTAAGGTTGCAGGCATTAAGAAAGTAACAGCAGTCATGAAAGGACTCGCTGAATATTTGCCTGACGTACTTGAGAAGTATGAAATTAATACTCTCAAAAGAGTTGCTCATTTCCTTGCACAGATCGGTCACGAATCAGATCATTTTCAGACATTACACGAATATGCATCAGGTGCAGCATACGAGGGTCGTAAGGATCTTGGTAATACTAAAGCTGGCGACGGTAAGAGATATAAAGGACGTGGTGCTATTCAGTTGACTGGCCGTGCAAACTATCGCACATACGGTAAGTTGCTTGATGTAGATTTTGAAAACAATCCAGAGCTCGCTGAACAGCCAAAGTATTCTGCTCTTACAGCTGGTGCATATTGGAATAGTAAGAAACTAAATCAGTTTGCTGATAAAGACGACATTACTACTATTACTAAGCGTATTAATGGTGGTTTAAATGGATTTGCTGCACGTAAGGCAATGTTAGCCAGAGCCAAAGTTGCATTGGCTGTTCAGGCCAAAGATCAGATTGCATCGCTTGAAGAAGAAATCTCTGATAACACAGATATTGCTTGACAATCAACTAAATTCATAGTAATATAATACATTATTCCTGGTGTTGTGAGTCTTTGACCGAACACCGTTTATTTTGGAGGTTTTATGACGAGATTTTATACAGATTTTTGCAAGCGTGGTAATCAAATATTTTTAAGAGGATATGATAAAGGTTTAAGAATATCAGATAAGATTAGTTATCAACCTTACCTTTTCATACCAAAAGATAACGGAAAATATAGAACAATAGATGGTAAGCCTGTAGATAAACTCGAATTTGATTCACTGAATGACGCCAAGGATTTCCTTGAACGATATGAAGGTGTATCAAATATGGAGATCTATGGGCTAACTCATTTTCAGTATCTCTATGTTTTCGATGAGTATAGAGGAGATATTGATTATGATCCAAAGATGGTCAAAGTTGGTATCCTGGATATTGAATGTGCTGCTGATGACGGTTTCCCTGATATTCAGAGAGCTGATAAGCCTCTTACGGCTATCACTATTCGCTGTCGTGGCCGTAATTACGTTTTCGGTTGTGGTGAGTATAGCAGCAGAGACGATAACACTCATTATATCCAGTGCAAAAATGAGCATGAGTTAGTATTACAGTTTCTTGATTGTTGGCAGAAACTCGATCTTGATATTATAACTGGATGGAATATTGAGTTCTTCGATATTCCTTATCTGATTAATCGTATTAAATTATTATTTAATGAGAAAGAAGCCAAGAAAATATCTCCATGGGGTATTATTCACGAGAAGTCTATTGAGTTTCGTGGTAAGACAAACCAGACATATGAGATATTAGGTCTGGCTTCTCTGGATTATTATCAGCTATATCGTAAGTTCACATTTGGTAACCAAGAATCTTATAAGCTCGATTATATCTGTCAGGTGGAGCTTGGTGAGAAAAAGATTGACTATTCTGAATACGGTAATCTGTTAGAGCTTTATAAGCAAGACTTTCAAAAGTTTATCGAGTATAATATTCACGATACTGTTCTTGTTGATCGTCTTGATGAAAAGATGAAGTTCATCGAGCAGGTTATGGCTATGGCTTATGATGCCAAGGTAAACTATGCTGATACTCTAACAACTGTTCGTCCTTGGGATATTATTATTCATAACTATCTCTTAGAGCGTAACATTGTTATTCCTAAGATCAGACGTCAAGAGATGACAGAGGCTCTTGTTGGTGGTTATGTTAAGGAGCCAAAGATCGGTCTTTCTAAATGGGTAGTTTCTTTTGACTTGAATAGTCTATATCCCCATCTTATTATGCAGTATAATATTTCTCCGGAAACAAGATTTCTCTGGAGACCTAACAATTTCCCTTCAGTCGATGATATGTTGAAAAAAGTCGATCATTTCAAAAATAGTGATTATATGGGGGGTATGGAAGATTGTGCCATTGCTGCTAATGGTGTATTGTATACTAAAGATAAGCAAGGATTTCTTCCTGCTCTTATGGAGATGATGTATAACGATAGAACCAAGTATAAGAAGTTAATGCTTGAAGCTAAACAGCGTTATGAGAATAATAAGAACTCTGAAGATGAAAAACTAATCGCCCGTTATCATAACATGCAGATGGCTAAGAAAATCCAGCTAAACTCTGCTTATGGTGCTTTGGGTAATCAGTATTTCCGTTGGTTTAACTTTGATCTTGCAGAATCTATTACTATGTCTGGTCAGCTGTCCATTCGTTGGATAGAGGGCAAGATGAATGAATATATGAATAAGATTCTCAAGACTAATGGTGTTGATTATGTGATTGCATCTGATACAGATTCTATCTATGTGACTATGGAAGCTCTTGTTGGACATTTACCAGCAGATGACGATGAGACTATTGTTAAAGCAATTGATCAATTCTGTGAAAATAAGATTCAGCCTTATATTGATAAATGCTATCAAGAGCTCGCAGAGTATATGAATGCTTATCAGCAGAAAATGCAGATGAAGCGTGAAACTATCGCCAACAAAGGTATCTGGCGTGGTAAGAAAATGTATATCCTGAATGCCTGGAATGTCGAGGGTGTTCAGTATTCAGAGCCTAAGTTAAAACTACAGGGAATTGAGGCTGTTCGTTCTTCAACTCCGCATGCTTGTCGTGAAAATATTAAGAAAGCTCTGGGTATTATTATGAATGAAGATGAAACTGCTCTTATTAAATTCGTAGAGGAGTTTCGTGATAAGTTTATGACTTTACCTTTTGAAGAGGTATCATTTCCTCGTGGCATTAAGCATATGAAGAAATATACTCAGACAAAAGGATTATTGTATGATAAAGGTACACCAATACACGTTAAAGCTGCTCTTATCTTTAATGATATGATTAAGAAACATAACATTAAGAATATTCAGCCTATCACTGATGGCGATAAGATTAGGTTCGCATATCTTAAGATGCCTAATCCTGTCGGTGATAGTGTTATTGGAGCTCCGGACACACTTCCTGAAGAGTTTAACATCGATAATTATATTGATAGAGAGATGCAGTTTACTAAGTCGTTCTTAGATCCTGTAAATTCTATTGCATCTATCATTGGATGGAAAACAGAGCAAAAGGCTACTCTGGAAGATTTCTTTTCATAAGGAGAAAATATGTCAGACGAAATTAACTTCGACTTCGGGTTTACCTCGGAGGACGAATTAAAACAAGACGAGATATTAAAGGCACAGGAAACTAAGCAGAAGCTGCAGGGTCTTAGGGATATGATTATGCCTCTTCTGAATAATCTGAAAAAGAACCCAGATATGGATATTATCAAATGGGAGGGAACTGCTCGTGTTAAAAGTATAAATGCCTTCATAAAAAAGATGGATGATTATATTAACACTTGACTTCTGTTCAGAAATAGTTTATAATGAATATAATTAGGAGGTATTTGTATGTCGTTGAAAGAGAAATTGATTAAGAACAGTACTATTGATTTGACGTCAACTTTGACTGATTCTAAAGTATATACTAAGAAAGATATGATTCAAACAGCCGTGCCAATGATTAATGTAGCATTGGCAGGTTCTATTGATGGAGGTATTACTCCTGGTCTAACAATGTTAGCAGGACCATCGAAGCATTTTAAGACTGGCTTCGCTCTTCTGTTAGCATCAGCTTATCTAAAGAAGTATCCCGATGGCGTTATATTGTTTTATGATTCTGAGTTTGGCACGCCTCAGTCTTATTTTAACAAGTTCAAGATCCCTCTTGATTCAGTTGTGCATACGCCTATTACTGATGTTGAGGAACTTAAGTTTGATATGATGAAGCAACTGAAAGAGATCACTCGTGATGAGAAAGTTCTTATCATTATTGACTCTATCGGCAATCTTGCTTCAAAGAAAGAAGTTGAGGATGCATTGAACGAGAAATCAGTTGCTGATATGTCTCGTGCAAAGCAGCTGAAGTCTTTATTCAGAATGATTACACCACATCTAACATTGAAAGATATTCCACTTGTTGCAGTTAACCACACTTATATGGAAATCGGCATGTTCCCTAAAGCTGTTGT